ATTTTTAATCTAATTTCTAAGTTTTATGAATTATTAGTATATAAGGTACAAAGAGTTAGTGATAAGAAAAAGGTATCCTTTGCAAATAAAGTGTCAAAAGTTTCAGGTAAGGATTGCAAGCCAAACTTTAAGCCATCAATGAATGTTGATCCCATTTTAAGAACAAAAATTGAAAATAAGAGATCAAGATTATTAACTAGGAGTATTTTGGATTGTGAAGAAGGATTAGAAGAGACATCATATATAGATGTTGTGGACCAAAAAACAAATGAACCATGTCCAATAGATGAACAAAGGACAGATGACAAACAACATATTGTAACAGATAGAGCTTACAACAGGTTTAATGATGCAATTAATAGCCACAAGATTGAGACAAAAAATTATTTTGGAAAATTTATAGATTTAGATTACACATATAACAAAAGTATGATAATGATCATAATGAAATGGATTTGGGACAATATTGAAATAGTTAAATCAGACTCAGAACTTTTAATAAATAGCACAAAGTCAAGAAATGTTGGTGTTTTCCTGTTGCTGTTGTTATCAATCTTAGGTAAAGCTGATTCTTGTTCAAACACATTTGTACTAAATAGTCAAAATCAGATATGTGAAATAGACAAATGTTATTATTACACTGGTGTTCTAGATGGTTCCATGACACAATTTGGAAAATGTGAGAATACTTTAAATGGTTATTGTAACAAAAAAGTCTGTGAAAGTAAAGTGGAAATAAAAAATCTTTTTGATGAGCTCTCAGATTACATGATATGGGATGATAGGATAGATGAAGATAATATAATAGGACATGACCATGGTTGTGAAACTGAAAGCCTTACATGTAATGATTTCTGTTTAACTGGAACCAGATGTGTCTTTTATAAGTCAACATATTTTTATGATTCAAGCAATGAACTGCACATGACACCTGTATACACTCATTCATACAAATATTGGGAAACAAAAATTATTGTTAGTCATAATGGAATGGACAGAACCTTCAATATGAACACATTTAAAAATACAATAAATTACAAAGATCAAACAATAAAAAACATGCCCCTATCTATAGTGAGCATTGATAGTGAGTTCTACAATAAGCCATCTGGATTGGTAAAGGTTAAGGATAATTACCATGAAACACATATTTCAGAGTTAAACATGCCTGTTATTGGAACCATAGGTGAAATTCAAACTGATTTGATGAAGAAGAAAACAATATACCCAACATCTATGACATCTTGCAGTGTTACAGCTTGCAATGTTACATGTAAGATAACTGATCAATCATTAACCAGATTAAATGACAAGGTTACCTCAATAGCCAAGTTGATAAATGAAAATTACAGTTATAGTAAGATGAGGTCCCAAAAAGTTTCAAGTGATATGAACACAGTAGAGATAAGGACATTGACTAAATCATCAGTTATACTTATGTTAAGAGACGTTACTATAAATTCAATTTATATCAATGACCCAAAGTGTAGCTTTAGACTACTAGGAACATATGGATGTGTAGGTTGTGATACTGATAACTATGCTGTTATAGAGTCTTATGATGTTATTAGCCATGGGACATTAGATGTAATCAGTAACTGCACCATGTTGTCAAGCAAGATTAGCTGTAATGGTTATGAAAGTTTGATCAAATTTGCTGAAAAGAACTCATACTGCACAATTATAATTAACAAATTAAACATAACTATTGATTTGTCATTTAATCAAACATTCTTGGGTGACATAACAAGTTATGCCAATAAATATGCTGATAACACATTGACAGACACACTAACTTCTTTTGTAAAGAATGAAGGGTTTATAGGTTGTTTAAGACTTATATGCTTGTAACACTTACAAGAACTACAAAGGAATAACTTTAACTTGTAATTATCATCTTTCACCAATAACATTTTAGTATATGTTTTGAGCACTTACAACTGTTCAAAAGACCTGAGCTTCTAATTATGATAACTAACTAAGAAATCAATCTTTTAAATTTTGTTAAAAACNNNTTTCAGGATTCATTTAGCATGTTAGGATCACTGATTCACATATAAGAATAATTTCAACAAGTTCTGATATCTTAATACTTTATTCATCCATTGAGATTTGATTCGTCCTTAGCTCTTTTTTGTTAGTTATTGATTAGATTCTTCATAAAGCTTTGGTCCCTAGCATGCTGCT